GCCGTGATATGGATATCGTTGTAACATAATTAGTTTTGGTCCTTGTAGCACTTGCCACGCACGACCTTTCTTTACCTGGTACCAACCTGCCGCAAACCAACTTTTGCTTTTATTAGTCTTTGTATAGATTGGCAACTTTTGCGGAACGTCCCACATAGGATTGTACATGCGGCCTGCTATAGGATAACCGTGTACCAAGTTAGTTGGCTTTTCTTTAACCACCTTCGGTACAGATTCAAATTGAACATGTACTCGCTGTTCGACCATCTTGATAGTCTTATACTGTGCAATTTGATCATTGATTTTAACTTGATACCCACCGGCACACGCTTCTACATTACCAACCTTGCGATCGTTATCTTTTAAAATCCAATATTGTTTATCTATTACTGGTAGAGCTATTAATGTCATTTGTTATTCCTTCTCCTACATTCTTCTTGTACTGCCACTGGCACATCTGGATGCCAGCCACCGATCAATATCCGGCAATCATATTTTACAACCACTACTGAACTTTTATCAGTGGGCCAAAAAGCCAAAGTTAATATAGCTATTAAAACACTAAATGTTACAGTAACCCAAAATATATCTTTAGCCATATTATTCTTCAACTCCAAAATGTTCTTTAATTACTCTGCCTACACCTAGAGTAATACCTTCGGCTTCTGAATTATGGTCATTGGCAACTTCGGCACATTCCTGAACAATCAACTCGGCGAACTTGGCTAAATCGTCGTGCGACATATTGCCATCGCTTAGATTATTATCAGTGATACCAGCCTGTTCAGCAAGTTGTTTAATCTTCTCGTTCATTGTTTTAATTCCCAAATTTAATTGTATGCTACTATTGTAACAGAATTTAACCATACGGTCAACTATTTTGGTAACCTAATAAAATTAACGAAAGATAAATATGAACTAAATAAGTGTAGTTCGCGATCCTGGCAGATCCAACTACTCTAACAGTTAAAAAGGAACTATTAGCAATGACTATTTACACGCTTTACATTAAGACGCATAAGAAAACAGGACTAAAATATTTAGGTCAAACTCATTATGATCCCTATGAATACAAAGGTTCGGGGATTGATTGGAAAAAACATATTAAACAGTATGGAGACGATATTACTACTCAAGTTATTTATTCCGGAAAAAATCGTAATGAAATGTCGTCCTTGGGCAGATATTACAGCAACCTATACCGCATTACAACTTCTGTGGATGATTTTGGCAACAGAATTTGGGCTAACAGAACTATAGAAAACGGTGGAGGCGGATGGAACATAGGTAAAACATACTCTACAGAAGAACGAAAAAAGTTTGGGCATACTAAGCATAAGGGTTCTAAACGAACAGATAAACAAAAACAAAAAATGAAGGATAATCACGCAGATTTTTCTGGTAGCAATAATCCTAACTATGGCAAAAAAGCAAAAGATTCAACACTTACAAAAATGAGAGTCTCAAAAGTAAGAGTATGTCGCATAGTTGATCGCAAAGAAATGTCTGTAAACGAACTTACTGGCTGGATTAAGCGAGGCTGTAATCTAAAAGACAACTATCGACATGATCCTACTATCTATTCATTTACTAACCTAATAACTAACGAAACTATTACTGCTACTAAACGAGAAATGATTGAACGATACAATCTAGATCAAAGTGCTATGAGTAGAGTATTAACCAGAAAGTTAAAATCTACTAAGGGATGGTCTTTAACTTTGTAGTGATCCAGTGTAGTGCTTATTAAGCCAATCACCAAATGTTGCTGCGTTTTCGCTTACCTTTGTAAGTTCGTAACGCCCACAAAATTTAAGGAAGTGACTACCGACCTGCCCTACATCCTTGTGGCTAATTTGTTCAATAATTGTAGTGTCTACTACTTGTTTAATTTCTTCTGGTTGTGCTGTTAAATCAATTAGCGTACGATTGCGTTCGTAATCATCTAGGACACGATGCTCAACACCGTCTGGGTCAGTCCATCTTTGCAGCATAAGGTTGTTCCAACTGTAACCTTTTTTATCCTTGTCAGAATACGCTTCTTGTAGGCCGACTTTGTTCTTAGTGCCTTTCGTCCGAACGCCAGGGAATGCCGAGAAGACATTATCACTTGAATCGCCGCGCATACACTTCTCGAAGAGAAGCCATTTCGGGTCAGGTATTGTCTTAGGCTCTTTGCTTTTCTTGTCGATAACTGGTTTACCTTTTGCATCGAAGATTCCTTCTATGGTTATTAATTCGTCTGTAATTCCGTTATATTGTTTAACATTGGGTGCTATCAGTTGAACAAAGTCTGTATCACTAGAGATAACGATGTGTTCGTCTTGGGGGTGTAGTGCAATCCAGCGAGCTATGATATCATCGCCTTCTGCTGTAGGACATCTAATGACTGAGCAATTAGTCCTTTCAGCCAAGTATTTAGTCAAAGAATCATATGTTTCCCAGAACATTTTATCTTCTTCTGCCTGTGCTTCTGTAAGGGCCGCACGGGCTACGGCACGGTTATTTTTATAGGGTTTATAATAGTCTTTACGCCAGCTTCGCCCTTCTAGTGCAAAAACCACATGATCCGCTTCAAATCTACGGGCCACTTTATTAGCACTCATTAGGGTTACATGGAGGGCAAATCCAATCTTCTCCCATGTATCAGCGGCACGGAAAGCACCGTGTCTAGCACGAAAGAACATATTAGCCGTATCTATAAGAACATATTTCATACTACAATTATAACAGAAATTAAACTAAAGGTCAATCGAGTTTTTTTATTAGGTATGGAAGTAATACCTTTTTGGTCCACTCTAAATGACCATCCGGTGAGGGATGAATTTCATCATCAGATAATAAATCATGTTTTACTGCCCACTCGGCCACACTGGTCATTGATGAATACATTCGATTTAAATTATTGTTTATATGTTTAGGCAAAAACTTTTCAATTTTAAATTCATTTACTCTCTGAAGAAAAACTGTAGCAGGGCTGGATAAAAATATAAATTTATACTGTTGAGAGGTTAAAAAATTAAATAGTCCGCTAATATATAGATAGTTTTCGATAGCCCTTGACTCTGAGTTTTTAGTCAATGCTAAATTCTTTAATTCGGTTGGTGCGTTACCCTTTCCATTAATCCCACCTGTGGTACCACTAACCACTGATTTACTATAATTAAAACTAGCTGGATAGGTTTTGTTAGCAGTTGCCTCTGGACAAATGTAATCATCGTGTGTATTAACTGACCACTGAACAATTATTAAACTTTTTCTAGGATCGGGTTGATCATTTTCTATTGCCCACTGCAAGGAATTAAATATGTGTTGATTACCAGAGCCCGGCATAGAAGTATCTAACACCTGCTCAAATCCTCCTAAATCTCGCAGATAATAAGGCCAAGCCACAGCTGCTGATTCATGATTATTATAGGCAAAACTAGAACCGCTTATTATAAGATTTTTTAATTCAAAATCATAAACTGTATCGAATTGTTTTTTAATATTTCGAGTTTTAAAGATCATAAAAATTAAATTAACTTAAAAATTTTTTCATAAACCATAACATTACCTTGCTGATTCATATGGTTAACATGACCTGGATATTTTTTCCTAATTTTGTGCAGTTCTAAAATATTGTCAAAATTCTTTTGCAAAATAATATTTTTATCAAAAAAATTTAAATGCACACAAACTTTGTTCGCTAGAATTTGTTTAATTTCTTTACAAACAGAATCATAAACAAATTTTTGATAATCGATGTCTACTAGTTGTTCAAACAAAAATAACAAATGTTCTTTAACTTTGCTGTCCGGTTTGTTTAGCACATCTTCGTAAATTAAATCACAATGTGAGTATTTTCCGTTACTATAAAATGGATTATGCTCTACATGAAATCTTGTAAAACTTGTGTGAGAAATTATAACCTTGTCAAATTTATTCAGATCTACACTTTGTAATTGTTTTAGTATTTTGTATTCGCCGCACCCGGCCCGGGCGAGATTAGTTAAATCAGTATGGGCCGACAATAGAAATGTCCAACTTTCGTTAGATTGATTAAAATTTTCAGCAAAACTATCCCCGACTATTAATATCATATAAACTTGTTTTTGATTATATAATCCAAAATAAAACGATTAAACGCCGAATGCCCAGCACGACCAAAATGCCAACTTCCGGGCATGACTGTGTCTAGCACGAAAGAACATATTAGCCGTGTCAATAAGGTCATATTTCATACTATTAGTATAACAGATACCTTGTACTTTGTCAAATAAACTTATGTTTCATACTGTAATTAAGGATATGTTTAAACCACCATGCGTGGGCATCTTTACCAAAATGGTATGAATTGGGTGCTACTGTTTGAAATCCAGCATTACGAATTTGAGCATCGTATGTACTGGCTGGATCGTATGGTCCAATATAGTTATTGCCCCATTCCTTTTGATCTGTAATGGATGAAAAATCATTGTTACCATTAAAAAATATATGAGGTATATTTTGTTTCTTTAATTCGTTGTGGAACTTCCAAATATCGTTATGAGCTTCTAGAGCTTTTTGTCGCCAATCAAGTCCGATTATATAGTCACGATAGCGTTCAGCGGCCTCGGGTGGAACATGGTCAATACCACTGCCGTTAACTTGATAAGTAACTCCGTTGTATTCCCACTCTTCTCGTTCCCAAGTTGACCATTGAATCACGACTAAAATATCTTGTAGGTTATTTTTTTGCTCTGCTAGCCAAGCACGAGTGGTTCTTAATATTCTAGCATTTGAACTGGCACTTTCAGCATTACAATGGAATCCACAGCGTAATGCTAGGCTTAATAATTTGCCCCAACTTACTGATAAATTATCTGGGTGTGGAGCTCGACCTAGATAAAATAACGGACGATCGTCCATAGCAAAGGCATGAGGATTAACTGCTTCCGCGGCCGCAGTATGACTGTCGCCATTTACATATAGGATCATCGTTGTCTGAGTAATTTCATTGTTTCTGCTTCTACCACACGAGTACGCAAGCCCGAGCTGGAGAATGAATGGTCACGCCGGTTAAAGATTGGTTCAATACCACGCATCCAACCTTCTTGTTTACCGGTATATTCTGATTGTTCGTATTCAACTCCAAGTACTCGAATATCAAGCGGGAGTATTAGTAACAAGTCAACTAAGTCTTGTTCAGTTTGATATACAACAACTTCATCTACATAACGACAAGCTGCTAGTTGTATTTGACGCTCTACAATACTTTGAACGGGTGCA